TTGTAAACATCATTTCCATGACCACCAGGAGGAGGAATAATAACTTCAAATTCTGCAATAGAAGTTGTACCAACACCAACGGCAGAAAGTCCAGAAATTGGGCCTCCAGTTTCTGCTCCTGGAGCTCCAGGGAAGAAATTAATAACTCCCTTTGTATATCCTACACCACCATTAGTAACAGTAATGTTATTAACTTTACCCTGAGCATCAACAGTAATTGAAGCTTGTCCACCAGTTCCATCACCCAAAATTGGAATATTATTAAATGTAGTGGAAATTGGTTGATATCCACCCCCAACGTTTACAATCAGAGCTGTTTCAACTTTTCCATCAACAGAGGCATTTTTAACATCTGTAGTATCTCCAGTTCCCCAATCATCAGGAACAGGAATATAGTCGATAGAATCAAATTTAATAATATCACTTGGAGAAATTGTATAGAGGTATTTCCACAAATATCCATCCCCAGACGTGCCTGCGGCTTTTGGTTCTAAATCCGTAAACGTAGGTTCATCGAGGGACTGTTTACCAAGTGGGTTAGATGGATTTTGTCCGTTATTAATACAAATATAAACTTTAAACTGACTATTTACAACGTAGTATTTTGCATCGTAAAGATTGGTTGACGAAGTTTGAGGTGAAAGATTATCTCTGGTGTAGTTATGTTTGTACATTTCATAGACGGTGCCCGCCGTCCATGAATACTTTCTAACCATTCGTTTTACATCAGCCTGACTCAATTTCTTGAGTGCAATCATAGTATCATAATCATCATTATACTCCTTGATCCCATCTTTGGGGGCAGGAGTATTGGTATTCCAATCAGTCGTACCATATCCAAGACCAACATCACCCGAATTGGGTAGGCCTAGAAATGTGTAATATGAATTTGACGTATTAGCAACACCAGCCACGAAATTCGCAGCGTTTAGTATCCTAAACTGATCAGAGATAATCGCGGGCATTTTACTAAGAGTTTTTTATAGATTTATTTATGTTGTCTGGTCAAGATCACTATAGTTTTCAGTAATATTGGAAATTCTATAAACTTCTGGTGAAGTTGAAAGACCAGTAATACCATTACTGATTTGTGCGGTAAACGACTGAGGACTCAATCTGTCTCTAGTGAAACTATAGAATCTACCCCAACTATATTTACCAATTCTTGGCGCAAACTCAGTCGTTCCGATACCAGTAATACCCTCAACATTACAATAAACAGTGACAATACCAGAAGTAGACTGTTCTTGTTGTGCAACAAGATAGACATTATCAAGGAACGTGTTTCCAACACCAATTGGTTGATTTTCAACGGTAATTGATGTTGTTGGAGCTCCAGTTACGGAATTTGTAATTACAAAATAGTCATTTTCTGAAATACCAGATCTAGCGATGTTACCGAAGGCAGCCTGATTAAGGTGGGCATCAGCATCCAGTTCAAAAATCAACATTGGACTTGTGGTGTTAATACCCGTTGCAGAAGAAGCAACACTTACAACATCACCATAATCTCCTTCAGCATTTACACTTAAAATCCTTTCTCTTGTAACTGGTTCAAGAGAAATAAGAACCTCCACAGGTGTATTTGGATCATATCCAAACCCACCATCATCAATATTGATTTGTGTAATTGTACCTGCAGCCGATACTGTTGCAGTACCAGCAGCGGATACTTTTTCAAATTCCGAACTGTAAATGCTAGAAGATAAACCAACAGCTACAAACTTATTATCACCAAATGCAAGACCATTAAAGTCCGTTGCAACACCAACATACTTTTTGTACCATGTATTTGTATCAACAGAATTCAATACCATTCCAGATTGGCCAATAGCCACCCAAACACTGTTTGCATAACCAACTCGATTGAGATCAAATGTCGAACCAGAAGAAACTACACTCCAAGATTCACCATTGTCAGAAGATCTTACAATTGTTCCAGCAGATCCAACAGCAATCCATTGACCACCACCATAATGAACATGATTTAACTTAGTAGAAATTGAAGTTGTTGTTACACCACTCCAAGATTCACCATTATTAGATCTAAGAATTGCACCATTGTCACCAACCGCAACAAAAGTATTTCCATTAGCTCCAACACCATTTAAATTCGCAGATGAGAACTTTTGAGTTATTTCAAAGGCAGTACCAAATCCAGCTTGACCAGCCTGGGTGAACATAATAGTTCCACCCGCACCAACAGCAACACCACGAGTCTCACCAAAAGTAACATCATTAATATCTGTAGAAACCGTTACATCATCAAAGAAAATAATGGGGAAGACATTTCTCCTCTGTAAGGTTTTTGATGGTTGGTATGTTCTTCCATCAGTAGAATAGCCAACTGTTCCAGAAGCACCTACAATTACTGTATGTGTGTTCATGCCAACAACCGCATTCAAGTTACCAAAAGAGGTTGCATTTCCACTATCAAACCAATTTACACCATCAGTAGAAGTATTGATGCCAGTGTTGTTTCCAACCGCAACAAATATTCCAAAGATATTCCTCGCAGCACCTTGGTATTCAATATCACTGAAAGACGTTCTATTTGTCCAAGTTCTACCAATTTCTTTGATTTGTGGAATTGTAGAAGCGAAAGATACTGCAGGAACAGTCAAATAACCAGCACCAGGATCTGTAACTACAGGACTAATAACAGATCCACCTGCGGAAACAGAGACTGTAGCATCTGCCCTATCAACGATATTTCGTCTAACAAGTTCAATACCAGTTCCACGAACCTCATTTGGCGTAGATCTGTTATCCAACGCACTAAACAGTGGGAATGCATTTACTACATAAATTTCATTTGAATTAACACCCACATTTTGAATAATACTTGTTGCTGGTATAATTTTGCTACTTAAAACTGCTCTCGATTTTGGCAAGGCTTGACCGTCAAGAATCAAATCCTGTTTTTGTTTTGTCCAAGATACTCTTCTTGTAAAAGTTTTATCTTGGTTAATACCAGTTCCATTGTAGAGAATAGTTTCTACTTTTTTCACCCCACTAATCTCAGTGACTCTTCTGGTCCTTTGTTGTAAGGTAGTTCCATTTCTTTGCAGTTGTAAAAGATCACCTTGTTTCACTGTTGGGAATGGAGTTCCATCATCAACATCAGAATTTGATCCACGATAGAACAATATTTGAAGTTTACTTCCGGCCTTTGGTGGCTCTTTGAATGTTATTTGAGTACCACCATTAAATTCATATGCTTGTCCTGGTTGTTGTAAGACATCATTGAGGAATATTAAAAGGTTATTTGCAACATTAATACTGGTATCATCACTATTAATATTAATAATCTGTTTTGATATTGTAGTTCTACTTAACGTAAACGTTGTTTGACCACCATCAAATTGTTCCGAGAAGTCATCCAGTTCAAGAAGTTGTCCGAATGAATACCCAGCAAATTTATCAATTGTAATCGAATTTATAGTAATTGTATGTTCAGTAAATGGTGAAGCACTTGGATCTGTTGGAATTCCAGCAACGGTCAGAATTTCACCATTTTTGTAGCCAATACCCGAATCGACTAAAGAGAAGTCAACTATTGATCCACCAGAACCAACAACAACAGATGCTTTAAATCCACTACCACTTCCTCCAGTATATGAAAGATTTGAATATCCTGTATCAATACCCACTTTAATAAATGGTGGATTTGTACTGGCATATCCACTACCACCACTTACAGTAGTAATACCAGTGACTGTGCCGGCAGCACCAACAGTTCCCTGAAGAATTGCAGTAGAACCAATACCAAGTGGATTACGAACTTCGATAGGAACTGGACCAGAACGATAACCAGATCCACCACCAGTAACTACTACACTTTCAATAGCTCCAGCACCGTTGATGATTGCTGTAGCAGCTGCAGCAACTAATGGTTGATATCCAGCACCATAATCAATTTCAAACTCATTTACAATACCACCTCTAGGAAGACTTTCCCTATCGTCACCAGTGAAGAAAATTGAGGCCCCGATACCAGGGTCCAATCTTTCAGTCATGTTAAAATCAACAGTTGGTCTTTGTGGAATATTATTGATAAGGATAATTCCATTATTAATAACCTCTGGGCCCTGGATTGTTGTAACAATACCAGTAACGTCAGCAGTGTCTTGTAGTAATGTAAATGTTTTTCCAACACCAGTAAAGTCTGGAGAAATATCATCAAAGATAAAGTTAGTTGTTGGATTCTTTCTATTGAAAACTCTTCCTTGGAAAGTAGAATTAGTCGATACTCCAGGATTTGCAGTAGTAACTCCAGATGGACCATATGGAGGAGTAACAAAATGAATCACATCTTTACGAATGTGATAATCACCACCACGCATTGTACATGCAGCACCAACTGTATGTGCAGCAGCTACACTACCAAGTAGTCCTCTATCAACTCTAATAACGTTTGTTGATCCAAATCCAACATTTTTAACCTGTATGATTTCATTATCAATATTAATAAGATCATTTGTAGTGATTGAGGTGACACCCACTACTTTAATTGTGGTAGAAGCAACACCAACAGCTTCAGCTAATTGAACATCAACTCTTCTCCTGAACAGAGGCGATTGAATAATTTCATCAACTTCAATAATGACTCTATCGTCTGCTCTCAATACATCCAAAGAGTGTTCTGTACCAGATCCAGCACCATTGAATGTTAAAGCTTCTCCGAGTTCAGCTGCTGTTTTCAGGCCTGCAAGAGATATGAAATTGTTATTCAATTTAATTGCAAAAAGTTCTGCAGGCAATTTATCCGTAGAAACACCACCAAGAACAACATTACTAGTAACAATATCAATCCGATTAGTTCCATAAACACCGTTACCTGGATCATATTTAATTCGTTCACCAGTTTGGAAGTTATGATTATTAATTCTAAAGACAGAGGATCCTACAGAAATTACTCCAGTATCTGATGGATCAAAGGTCTTTGTAAATAATGGGTTTCCTTGAGAAGTCAATCGGAAACTACTCAGTCCAACTATCAATGCAGATGTGGTTGTTCCAATGCCAGTAAATTGTGGAGCAATATCATCAATTAAATCAACTTTATTTGAAACTACGTTAATGAATGCTGAGATTTTTTTATTTTGTAATGTAATAAACTTAGAAAGGCCTGTAGAAAGTGTTTCCTCTCCACCAAGATCAAAATCATCTCTAGTGTAGAATGACTTTTCATTGTCAATATTAACAGAGAGTGCAGCCTCTTCAGCAACGCTTCTGACTGAAAGATCTACACTTCTAGCAAAACCACTTGTTGTTTCGGATCTTACCACCAAATCAGAGAAGTTTTTATATCCAGTTGGATGAACAATGCTATCAACAGCAGATTTCCAAGTTTCAATAGGAACTTCACTCTTAATGGAGTAAGAGAAATTTTGATAGTAATCACTATCAATCAGTTTTTGGAAATCATTATTTAACTTACCAGTTTCTTTTTGGAAACCCTGAGCTCTATCTGTAGAAAATTCTGTATCAAAGAATCCATCTGCAGTTACAATGTTTCTAACTGTTCCCTCCGCACCAGAAAGTTGACCTTTTATAACATCACCATTTTTTAATTCAGATGTTGTAGACCTGAGTCTCAGTGTATTAGTTACTGGATTGTAACCAGCATTTTCTAAAACAAATCCACGACCATCAGAACCGTATGTAACTCTTTCTCCATCAAAGAATGGTTCTGGAGTCAACAAAGCACTAAATGTTGGTATGTCCGTTTGTTTGATAACTCGTCCAGCAGATGTATCTGGATCAAAAGTGCCTCCAGTTGTTCCCAAACCAGCGATAGAATATGTAATCTGAGAAGAGGTTACATTTCTACTGTTTACAGTAAAGAAAGTAAAATCATAATTTTCCGAATTATACCCACCTGTTGTTTCAAAAGTAGTTTGTGCAGTTCCAACTCCTTCAACAAAAATTTTATCACCCACTGCAAATGGGAAATCTGATCCATTTTCTTTCCAACCGTTTGTTGGTTGAACAAGGGTTAGGAAATTAGTGTCCCCATTAGAACTAGTCGATACAATACCAATACCATTTGAATTTCTAACTGGTACAATTCTTGGTGGATTTGGGACTTCATTAAATCCTCTACCAACTCTGTTAACGGTAACTTCACCAATAGAAGTTCCACTCAGAGTCGCTACAAGTTCAACATCTGGCCTATCAGGAATAACCAAATCAGGAGCAGTTACATAATTTCTACCAGTGGTCACAACACCAACGGTGTCCAGAACAAAATTATTACTTACAGTAACAATTGTGGGAATATCTACACTTGGTTGAACAGTTTTATCAGATGGATATTCAAATCCAGGTTTAATAATTTCAGTTTCAGCTGGACGGCCAATAGAATCATCGTATAGTCTCAACAAAGCGTTTTGACCAGAATCTGTAACAATTGTAGATACACCTGGATTTCTTAAATATCCAACTCCACCAAATGTTACTTTTACTTCATGAATACCACCAGAAGCATTAGCCGAACTTGTAGTGTACTGGAATGTAGTGATTCCAGAATTTGATGTGTACGTTGAAGTCTCTGGTTTTTTAGGTACTTGATATGTAAATGTGTCCGATCCAGTTGTTGATATTGAATGTGAACCCGAATATACACTATTTTCAATAATAATCTTAGATCCAGACTTCACCGTAAGATCTGGTCTTGCATCTCTTTTTGATACATCAATAATATCAAGATTGATAGGAGTTAACTTGTAATACAGTGGACTTGGAACATTATCTGTAAGTTTTAAATTTACCTTAGCGCCAGCAGTTCCAGGAGTTCCAGTTCTAGAAATTTCAGTTGAAATACCAAATCCTTCGTATCTTGTTACAAAATTTTCATCTTCATAAAATTCCAATTTCAGATTCTGAACAGAATCATCAGAAACTGCAAAACCTACATTCTGCCCTCTTGTAACCACAATATGTGGATTAATTCTAGATATCTTGTGGACTCCAGATCCAAACGTGGTTATACCAATATATGATCCACCAAACTTAGTTGCATCAATATAGTTTGTGGACAATCTAAACTGATTATCATTCAGTTTTTGAATGAAATATTCACCCCTATCAACAAGTGGATCTATAACTGAAGATCCAGATTCATAAAGAACTTTGTCTCCAGGATCAAATTCATGGTCAGTAATTGTAATTACAGAGTTGGTGGATCCAACACCAACAAAGGTTGAAGCTGCAGAAACGTAATATCCTTCAACAAGAGTTTTTCTTGTAAGAGAATCATATTCAATAATCTTCTCTACAGTTGTGTCTGGGGTAAGATCAATTTTTATTGTATCTCCAGTCTTGAGTGTATGTGGTAGTGAAGTCTTTACACTAACATCAAAACGTTCAACGTGTCCAAGATATTCTTTGTTTAGTTCTTTTAGTGTGTGTTCGGTTCCATCACCAATAATTGAAACATACAAAGAAGTCGTTGTAGTTCCGATTCCTGCAAAGGTGGTACTAAGACCCAGGAGATCTCTTGATTTGTTAACTGCAAATAAAGTTTGGCCCTCAAGTAACTGGAATGAATCACTCAAATCAACATTATTGGATACTGTAAGAGCAGCACCTGTTGGACCAGCACTATATACTAACTTTTGACCTGTTTTAAATCCATGATTTACAATTGTAATTGCATTATCTGCTGTAG